ATTAGTTCAAGTTCAACAAATACACAATATCCAAGTGCAAAAGCAGTATATGACCAATTAACAACAAAAGAAAATCTATCAAATAAAACTACATCTATAAGCTCAAGTTCTACTGATACACAATATCCTAGTGCTAAAGCAGTACAAACTGCATTAGATACAAAACAAGATAATTTAGAATTAAGCGGACAAGGAAATAATATTACTTTAAACGGCACAAGTAAAAATAAATTTACAAAGCTTGTTGTAAAGGGAAAGACAGAGCAGGAGTTGTTGAGTGGGAAGAACCAAGCTAATATTAATGCTATCCAAAATACTTCAATTATAACTGTAACGAATGATACGCTTGTTTTAGCAAATAATACAAATTCAATGGGATATACTAACACAAGTAAAAAATTAATTCAAATATGTCCAAATCTACAAGTTGGAGATACAGTAATCGTGTCATTCAAAACGACAAGCAATTCAAACTATAAAGATTTGATATATTTAGATGCTTCGTTTGAAAATGGAGGAACAATTGAAATAACACAAGCAAGATTAGACAGCTTTTTGGTTTTTTATGGAGGCTACAACGAAACAGCAGTAATAAGCGAGTTCATGATTAGAAAGTCAACTGTAACAGACACTTCATACGAGCCATACTGTCGGACGGAGTTCCAAGCCCTAATCCAAATTATCCGCAGACTATACATAATGTTAGTGGGGATTTGAATTTAAAGGTACAGAATAAGAATATTCTACCAATAGATTACAATAAGTATACTACAAGTGGAACTTATGGATATTATAAATTAACAAATATAGAAGAAGATTTAATAATATCAATAAGTGATAAGGATACAAGTGTAAGTATGACTGGAATATTTTTTGGATTTTCTGGAGCGGGAGCGGATAATTCATCTGGTACTCAATGGATAATGTCTAATGGAACTCAAATATCAACAACTTTAAGTAATTTATATACATCTAGTGGAACTACTACCAAATTAAAATATTTTTCATTTTATCCAAACAATTCAACGACTTTCAATAAAATATTTAGCAGATATAATATTCAAGTCGAAAAAGGAACAGCTACACCTTATGTAGCCCACGAAGAACAAAATCTTCCATTTACATTATCATCAGGTCAAAAAATAATGGAAGGTGGATATTTAGCAAGTGATGGGATTTATAATGTTAGAAATCAAATAACATTGGATGGAACAGAAAATTGGGCAAGGTCTGATACTAACCAAAGTGGGTCATATAGGTTTGCTACGAATGCAATAAATTCAGTTGTAAAAAAACCGTCAACCACTTCAGAAGTTGTAGAGTTACTATGCAATAGACTTATAAAAAAATCTGCAGTTGATACATATTCTTGTATTGATGGTATTTCTATATCAACAAATGGTTCAATATACATATATATTGATGATTTTAAAACATATACAGTAGAGCAGTTCAAGACTTGGTTAAGTAATAATAATTTAGTATTAGAATTTCCAATAACAACTCCAACAACAACAGCCTATAATTCTACACAACAATCTCAATACAACGCAATACAACAGGCTTATTCATATACTAAACAAACAAATATATCAAGTACATCAACCGACTTGTCTGCAGATTTAGAAGTTGAAGCAGTAACATATAGTTCAAGTGATGATTATACAGAAAATGAAATGCAAATAGGGACATGGCTTGGAAAACCTTTATACAGAAAAGTTAAAATTTGTGGTGAATTACCTAATTTACGGAACTAAAGGAATTATGATTAATACACCAAACATTGAGAATATTGTTAGAATTTATGGCATTGCGTTAAATAATCTTGGAGCTTCATTACCATTGCCATATTCGTCAACAGGTAGTGTTGAAGCTAATATTGAAGTAGATGCAGGAACCCAAACTATAAATATATCTGCAAGAATGGATAGGTCTGAATATAATGGTTATATAACAATAGAATACACAAAAACAACGGATTAAGGAGGCAATTATGGGTCAGCAAGAAATTATAGAAAAATTGATTAAAATAGAACAACAAAGTACATCTAATGCCTTTACAATTGCAGAAATAAAAGAAGAAGTAAAACAAAATAGAGAATTAACAGTAGCAGTAAAAGAAATCGCGACAGAAATGAAACATTTAAGAGAAGACCAACAAGATATGAATAATAGATTAAAAAAAATAGAAGAAAAACCAATTCAAAAATGGGACAAGGTTACAATGACAATAATAGGAACAGTAGTAGGAACAATTGCAGGAGCAGGAATTAGTTTAATATTAAAATAAGGGGGAAACCGATATGAAGAGTGAATTAAAAAAATGGTTCAAATGTGCAAGTGTAAGAGCCATCAAGACAATGGCACAAACAGCAGTAGCAATGATACCAGTTGGAGCAAGTATAATGGAAGTTGGCTGGGTTGGTGTTCTAGGAACATCAATCCTAGCTGGGATTTTAAGTCTGTTAACAAGTGTAGCAGGACTTCCAGAGTTAAAGGAGGAGTAGTTATGGAAGATAATATTATTATTGAAAATGTAGAATTTTCGCAAGAATTATACGAAAAAAATATACAAGAAAATACATTTACAGCTGAATATGAAGGAGGCGATGTAGATGCAGATAACTAATGTTATATGTCCAGAATACAAGTATTCAATTAAATGTCCTTATGAAATGACACCAGAATATATTACAATACACAATACAGCCAATGATGCCTCTGCGATGTCAGAAATCTCTTATATGCTAGGCAATGACAATAAATGCTCATTTCATGTTGCAGTTGATAACGAAAGAATAGTAACAGCTATACCGTTTAATAGAAATGCTTGGCATGCTGGGGATGGTCGTGGAACTGGAAACATGAAAACAATTGGAATAGAAATATGCTATTCTAAATCAGGAGGAGAAAGATTCGAACAAGCAGAAAGGCTATGTGCTGAATATACAGCAATGTTATTAAAACAATATGGTTGGGGAATAGATAGAGTTAAAAAACATCAAGATTGGAGCGGTAAATATTGCCCACACAGAACGCTAGATATGGGATGGCAAAGATTTTTAAATATGGTACAAGCATATTTAGGTGGAACAACACCTATAAATAATAATGTAAGTAATGATGGGAGTGATGTTGATATGAAAACATACCAAAACGGAAGTACAACAGAAGTAGTATATGCAGATACAAATTGCACAAATAGAATAGGAAGTTTAAATCCAAGAGAAGCTTGCGATTGCTTTGGAATATTTAACAACAGAGCCATGGTAAGATACAAAATAGATGGTTCTAATAATTATAAGATAGGCTTTTGCAAGTGGCTTGGTGGAGTTAGATAATGTTTAAGGTAGACTAGATTAGGTTCTAGTCTATTTTTTGATATTTTTTGATAAAAAAGGTATTGCAAAATTAAAAAATATATGTTATAATGTTTTTGAAAATAAAATTAAATTTTATATGAAAGGAGTAAGAGTATGGATTATTTAATGAGTATTTTCTTAGGAATGCTGCCAGAAGTAATTTTTTTCACATTGTTTTTAGTAAAAACAAAAGATTTAAAAGAGAAGAAAATAAGATTAGGGATATTAATTGGGTTGGTTTATTTCGTATGTGTTGCAATAAACTTATATAAATTAATATACCATGTATCATTTATCTTTTTAGTATATTTAATATTAAAATTATTATACAAAAAGAAAGCACAAGTAATAGATATATTTGTTTTTAGTATAGCCGTGGCTTATTTAACAATAATATCATTGTTAATATATATACCACAAACAATAGAACAATATTATATTTGTTTAGCAGTAAATAGAATTTTATTATTTGTACCTTTTATTTTTAGAAATAAATTTAATATTATTTATAAAAAATATTGTTCTTTATGGAATAGAAATTATGAAAAGAAACAGCCAGTAAAAAGCATAACTTTAAGAAATATTAGTTTAATTAGCATAAATTGTATTATATTTTTAATAAATATAATATGTATTTATATATTAAATATGTCAATAAAGTGAGGTGATTAATTATGCCACCAATTATTTCATGGTTAGGTTTCTGCGACCAAGTTGATGGAGAATAATAATTAATGAAGAAGATTACTTATTATTTACCAAGTATGATTTTCAACATAGCAGAAGTTTTAGTAGTTATTTTAATAGGCGAACTACTAAGCTTAAAAGTTGAAAGAATAATAATGTTAGTAGTTTTATTTTCAATAATTAGAATGACTGTTAAAAAAGCAATGCACTATAAGGATTGGAAGAAATGTTTATTAATGACTACTTTATTTTTTACATCTTTAATTGTAGTTGCAATTGCAGATTTTTTATTAGCATTGGCTATGACAATATTTGAAGCGTTAATTTTAACAGGTCATTGTAATATAGAAGATATGTTTATGTGGGGTGGCAATAGGCTTAACAAGGAAGTATTTGATTGGGTTAAGTTTAATTCACAAAACGAAAAATTATTGAAATATGAACAAATTTTAAAAGAAAATGATAAACAAAAATATTATATATTTTATTATAGATTTAGAGAATTTAAAAGCTTTTCTGATATATCAAAAATCATGGGAATTGATACACAAAGAATATCAGAAGAAATAAAAATAATCTCGCATTTTATTGAATATAGTATAAGATTAGACAATTAAAAAAGTCTAATCTTTTTTTATATCCGTTGTAGATAAAATATTTTTTAAAAATTATAATAAAGACAGTAAAAAGTTGTTTCGCCTATTAGCAACTTTTTACTACAAATAGGCTAAGATTAAAACCCTTAGTCTGTTTTTTTATTTTATAAAAAAATAAAGGAGGGTTCTAAATATGTATTCATATCAATATGGTTCTTTAATGCAGAATCAAAATGCTTATGAACAAAATTTAAAAAATATTATTAATCAGGCTAATACGCAATTACAACAATTGCAAAATCAACCAGTACAAGTTGCGCCACAGCCAACAAATTTAACACAAAACTTTCAGTTAGCTCCTAGTTCAAATAATAACGAATTAGAAGCTAAATATGCTAATAGTATTGATGAAGTAACTAATACTTTAGTTATAAAAACAGGAATATTTATCAACAAAACATTTGACACTTTATGGATAAAAAATGTAAATGGAGATATTAGAACATTTACTTTAAATGAAATAATTGAAACAGACCCACGAGACCAAGAAATTTATTTATTAAGAAAACAAATTGAAGAAATGAAGGGAATGATAGCAAATGCAAATGAATCCAATAGTACAAATGCTAATGAACAAATTGCAGAAACAAAACCCGCAAGGGTTTCAAGCAGTAAACGAACTAATGCGAAATAATGGCAATCCACAAGCGATGGTTCAACAAATAATGACTAATGCTACGCCAGAGCAAAAAGAAAACTTATTAAAACAAGCTAAGGGTTATGGCGTACCCGATAATATCCTTTCTCAAATTCAAAATATGAAATAGTTAATAATATCTCTTTTGAGATTTTATTATATATATTTTTGAAGAAAGGAGGAAAAATAAAATGAATGAAAACATGAGCCCAGCCGATATTGCGGCTGTAGTAGGGAACACAGATAGAAATAATTTTACATATCCAGTTTTCCCTTATGGAGCAGGATATGGAAACGGTTTTGGAAATTCTGGATTCGGAGATGGTTCTTGGATTTGGATTATATTAATTCTTGCTTTATTTGGAGGATTTAATGGCAATGGAAATGGATTCGGTGGTGGATTTAACAATGATTATGCTTGGCTATCAAATGGTCAAAAAGAAATCATGCAAAACACTAACGAAGGATTCAATACATTACAATTAGCAAACCAATTAACACAAGCAAATTCAGGAATACAAAATCTAAGTACACAATTATGCAATTGTTGTGCTGATGTAAATTCAAACTTATGTAATGGATTTGCAGGAGTAAACGCAACAGTAAATGCAGGTTTTGCAAATGCAGAAACAGCAGCTAATGCAAGACAAATGGCTAATATGCAACAATCATTTAATAATCAAATATCTACATTGCAAGGATTTAATGGACTAAGCTCTCAATTTGCAGATTGTTGTTGTGAAAATAGATTAGGATTAGCTAATCTAAATTCAACAATATTATCAGAAAATTGTGCAGATAGAGCTGCATTGGCTGACGGATTAAAAGATGTACTTATTAATCAAACAGCTAATACACAAAGAATATTAGACCAATTATGTAACGATAAAATTGATGCTAAAAATGAAAAGATTGCAGATTTACAAAGAGAATTACAAATGGCTGATTTAAGAGCTTCTCAAATAGAACAAACAGCTATTTTAAGACAAGGTCAAGAAGCAGAAGTGGATGCTCTATATAATAGATTATCTAACTGTCCAGTACCTAGCACACCAGTTTATGGTCGTATTCCAATATTTACATGTAATGGAAATAATGGATGTGGATGTGGAAACACATTTGGAAATACATTAGTATAATAGCAAACCGTCGTATCGACAAACTCATTAAGAGAACTTGCTAATTTTTAAGATAGTAAGGAAATCTTACTATCTTTTTTATAATGAAAAGGAGGAAATATAATGAATGGAGTAATTCAAGCAGTGCAAGAACCAGAAGTAACATTAACATCAAATACAGCTTCTGTGCCTTTTGCAGTAGTAGATTTAAGAACAAGAAGCGCAATGAATTGCAGTGGTTTTGTTAATCACAATGAAGGAAGTGCATTGTTTAGTATATTGGATGGTGGAGTCTATGAGGTAACATTTAATGCAAATATTACAAGCGCAACAGCTGGGCAAGTAGCACTAGCTTTATTAGCTGATGGAGTTCAAGTATCTGGAACAGAAATGGATGCAGTAATTGCAGCAGCAGGAGATTTTGAAAATATAAGTTTTGATAAGAAAATAAAGGTATGCTGCAAAGGAACAGTAAATTTAGCAATAACTTCATTACCTACAGTTGTATATAGTGGCGGAGCCACTCCAGTTGTAACTGATACTCAAATACCAATTGTTAAAAATGCAGAAATTTCAATAACTCGCCTTGCTTAATAAGGAGAAAACATGAATGAATTTGATAGAAATTTAGATATTTTATCTAATATATTGCAAATTAAAAGTTATGAAATATTAGTAAAAGATTTTAATAATACAGATTTGATGAAATATTTAGAACATCAAGATAAATTATTAGATACAATAATAAAACAAAATAAAGAAATTTTAAAACTTCTAAAAGGAGAATAAAATGGATATTGAAGAAATAATACAAAAAATAGTTGATAATGGTAGATTAGAGGATATGAAAGAATTGTCTGATATGCTAGAAGACACACTAGAAATAATCGAAAAATATGATAAAGAGTGTTATGATAAGTATTTAATGCAATTATATAAAATGGCTTATGGAACTACATTTACGAGACAAATGGCAGAACAAATTGTATCTAAAATGAGACCTTTTGGACAAAGATGGTCTTTAGAAGAAATACAAAGATTCCAAGATGAATTTGGCATAGATAATGTAAGAACTACAGATTTTTATATAGTTGCAAATTCAGCATACAATGATTTCAGAGATTTATTTGGAGATGATATAGAAAAATATATCAAATTTACTATGGATTTTATACAAGATGAAGATGCTAAGATAGATAAAGTGTTTTTATACTATACAACTATAGTAGAATAATCAAGAAAGGAG